CACTCGCGGAAAGTGTGAGCGAATTTGAACCAATCCCAATGACCACATATGACAAACTGCTGGAGAACATCCAGCGCGACCGCAGCGTAGACGAGAACACGCGCGAGCTAGTATTCACCCTTGCCAAGATCATCGACGAGGAACGCACCCTGCAGGACATCATCGACCGCGAGGGCATGGTATACGAAACGCAGGGCGACAAGGGACAGAAGTACATCAAGTCCCGACCTGAGTACATCGAGCTGCAAAGGCTGCGCGACAAAAAGCGGGCGTACATCAAGGCCATCGGCATTAGCAGTGCCGAAGCCGAAGACCCCGACTTTGCATGAGTGTGTACAGGCCGAACAGCGTGCACCCCATCAACCGCACAATTGATGAGATGACTGGCCGCGCCGTGACCATCCATGACGTGGACTGCATCTTTCGCAATCACGCCAAAGACTTTTGGTGCATGTTCGAGTGGAAGAATCCCGGCGAGCAGTTGAGCAGCAACGGCACCACGCACAGTCTGCAGGAGATGGACCAGGCGATGGCCGATGCCAGCGACACCTACCGCGGGCTGTTCATCGTTCGCCTCGGCTTCAGCATCGACACGTGGCCGCTGGACGATACCCAACAGATCGAGGTGGTGCACATGTACGACGGCATCCTACTAGAAGGCAAGACCTACACCGAGGGCGGGCGCACGGCATTACAGCACATCTTAGACTATGGCCGCATACTATGACAAGGAAGCAGGTGACAAAGCGGTGCGGTGGATTGAGACGTACTGCACACACGTCAAGGGTGAACTTGGCGGTAAGCCGTTCATACTTGAGGACTGGCAGAAGGACGACATCATCCGTCCGCTCTTTGGCACACTTCGCAGTGATGGACTACGCCAATACCGCCAAGCGTATATCGAAGTCCCTAGGAAAAATGGCAAGAGCAATCTTTGCGCCGCCATCGCCCTTTACATGCTCTTCGCTGACGGCGAGCCAGGCGCGGAGATTATCTCAGCAGCGGGTGACCGTAACCAAGCACGCATCGTCTTCGAGATCGCAAGTGCCATGTGCGCGAACAACGCGAAGCTATCAGGCCACGGCAAGGTCCTGCGCAACTCCATCCACTACAAGAACAGCTTCTACAAGGCCATATCTGCCGAAGCGAACACCAAGCACGGATTCAACGCCCATGCTGTCATACTCGACGAGCTACACGTATTTCCTGATCGCGATCTGTACGATGTTCTGAAGACGTCGACCGGCGCACGCACCCAGCCATTGGTCATCGCCATCACCACCGCCGGCCACGATACGTCGAGTATCTGCTACGAACTGCACGAGTACGCCAAGAAAGTGCGCGAGGGCAGCGTAGAAGACGACACGTTCCTGCCGGTTATCTACTCAGCCGACAAAGACGACGACTGGACGCAGCCGGCAACGTGGTCCAAGGCCAATCCTGGCTTTGGTTCCATCTGCAAAGCGGACTATTTCGAACAGGAGGTAAAGCGCTGCAAGGAGAACCCGCGGCAGATCAACACGTTCCTGCGTCTGCACCTCAACATCTGGACTGCCAGCGAGGAACGGTGGGTGACCGATGACGAGTTCATGCGCGGGGCTGATGAGGTAGACGAAGACTACATCAAGACGCTGCCGTGCTACGCCGGTATGGACCTGTCCAGCACGAAGGACCTGACGGCTGTGGCGCTGATATTTCGCGATGACGTGAACGACTGCTTTTATCTAAAGTGTCACCACTTCGTCAATGAGGACAAAGCGAACAGCAAGAGCCTAAGCGGTGGGATTGACTACTACACATTTCAGCGGCTTGGCTTGGTCTCGATTACTGACGGCAATGTGACCGACATGCTTGCTGTGCGTGAGCACATCCAGCAGTTGGCTGAGATATATGATTTAAAGGCGCTGGCCTACGACCGCTACATAGCGCACTTGGTGGTGCCGTTCCTTGACGGCATCGACTGCCAGCCCTTCGGTCAGGGGTATGCGTCCATGAGCTACCCAACTAAACAGTTCGAGCTGCTGCTGTGCAAGGGTCACGTTAAGCATGGCGGCCACGACGTACTGCGGTGGCAGATGGGCTGCGTGCACTTAGCACGTGACGAAGCCGACAACATCAAGGTGACCAAGAAGAAGAACAGCGAGAGCCAAAAAGTAGACGGCGTGGTAGCCAGCATAATGGCTATGGGTTGTTACTTTAACAACGCACAAGAGGACGAGCCACTATTGGAGGTGCTTAGTCTTTGAGGCAGCGATTTGGTTTTGGAGGCGGGGCACGACGGTGTTCCGCCTTTTTTATCTTGCTACATGCCCAACCGCTTACAGAGCTTGGTTAAGCAGGTCCGCATGCGCGTGGGCCTTGATCGCCCAGAAGACGTGCTAAACGCAGTCGGCTTGTATTCGCCGACGGCAGCAGGCGCCAACATCAACCACGAGAGCAGCGTCCGTATCAGTACGGTCTATGCGTGCGTCTACAAGATTAGCAGCACGCTGGCCAGCCTTGGCCTGAACCTGTATCAGACCGACGGCACCCGCCGCGACATCGTCACCGATCACCCTGCATGCGACGTCACCAAGTACCGGCCTAACCAATACGAGACTGCCTTTCACTTTTGGGAGACGGTTATAGCCAATGCAGTGCTTAAGGGTGTCGGCTATGCCATCATCGAGCGCGGTGCTGGTGGGGTGCCGCTGGCTATGCGCTGTGTTGACACCGATTTTGTAGAGCAGCGCATAGTGAATGACCGCGTAGTGTACAAGCTGCGCGATGCCCAAGTAGTCCAGCAAGAAGACATGCTGGAAATCTGCAACATGTACCGCAAGTCTCCCATTCAGCTTCACCGCGAGAACCTTGGACTTGCTCAGGCTGCGCAGGACTATGGCAGTCAATACTTTGGCAATGGCGGGCAGATGACCGGCGTGCTGTCCTCAGATCAGCCGCTGAAGGCTGAGCAGATGGAGATGTTGCAGAAGTCGTGGAACGGCTCGATGACGTCAGCCGGCACGAAGCTTTTGCCGTTCGGCTTCAAATACAACCGAATCAGCATCGCACCTGAAGAGGCACAGTTTATCGAAACCCGCAAATTTCAAGCAGAGGAAATCTGTCGAATCTTTAGTGTCCCGCCTGCGCTGGTGCAGCTGGAGAGCCAAACGACGTACAACAACGTCGAACAACAAAACCTGATGTTTGCACGGCATACGGTGATGCCTTGGGCCAAGCGCATCGAGCAAGAGTTGGCCAGCAAGCTGCTCACCCGCCGCGAGGCAGCAGACCACTATTTCAAGTTTAGCCTCAACGATTTGTATCGTGGCGACTTGCAAGCACGTGCCAACTACTTCACGCAGATGCTGCAGAACGGTGTTATGAGCATCAACGAGTGCCGCGCTGCCGAGGAACTGAACCCAGTCGACAATGGAGACGCACACTTAGTGCAGGTCAATCAGATTGCGCTGGACCGCATGGCGGCATATTCTGACAAAATCAGCAGCGACAATGCCACGGAATGACTACCCGCAGGGCGCGGTAAACAACGCCAAGCGTGCACTGAAATGGGCCAAAGAAAATGGCTGGGGATCGTGTGGCACTGAGGTTGGCAAGCAACGTGCTAACCAGATCGCCAGCAAGGAGAACCTGAGCGACGAGACAATAAAACGAACTTACAGCTACTTGAGCCGTGCCGCCGAGCACGCCGACGTGCCGTACTCTGAGGGGTGCGGTGGCCTCATGTATGATGCATGGGGCGGCAAGGCCATGCTACGATGGGCTGCGGCGAGGGTAGACGAAATGAACGAACGAAACATGGACGGAGCAGTAAGACGAGCCTTGCGGTCAATGACCCGCGAGCACAACCTGAACAACCCAGACAACAAGACCACACAGGTGGCGCTGGGTATGATGTACCAAACCCTGCCAGGCGAACCCCGCGAGCGCATCCGCGCCATCCGCAGCTACTTGGCTGGCGAGCCACAGGAACAGCAGCGCAAAGCACAGGCCGACGGCGTGCAGTACCGCACTGCCGAAATGCGGGCGGCATCGGACGATATGGTCGTGGAAGGCTACGCCGCAGTTTTCAACAGCACCACTGACTTGGGTGTGTTCCAAGAGCGCATTGCCCCTGGTGCCTTCGCTGACGTGCTCGACGATGACGTGCGGTTGCTCATTAACCACGACGGTGTGCCCTTGGCCCGTACCAGTAACGGAACGCTGACCCTCAAAGAAGACGAGGACGGACTGTACTACCGTGGCGTATTGAGCAACACACAAGCCGGTCGTGACCTATACACCATGATTAAGCGTGGCGACATCTCACAGTCGTCATTTGCCTTTACCATTCGTGACGAATCTGTAGACGAGGACGGCGTGCGAGTTATTGAAAAGGTGGACCGTCTGATTGACGTCTCGCCTGTAACTTATCCAGCATATCAGGCCGCGACGGTTTCCGCTCGCGCCGAAGTGAAAAAAGAAAATGACTGATCTTCCCATCAAAGACCTGCAAGCATTGCGGGCACAATACGTCGAGCAGCGCGAGGAC